AAATCCCCTTGTGCATCTGATGTTTGTGCAAGTATTTCAGCCTGTGTTGCCAAAATCTTTTGCTGTGAAGTAAGAGCACCAGTGCCGTCATAAATACCTAGGGTGCTTGCACGTTGCTTCAAAGTTGCGTCATTCAGCAAAACACCATATTTGCGGATGGGTTCAGCCTCACCACGAAGAGCAGCGCCAATGGCTGTGATTGCTTCCTCTGGGGAAGTGTTAGTGAATGAAGCCATGTCAGAGGCCAAAACAGTGAAGTCAGTTGAGAAATTGACTAGGTCTTGCCCACCAAGTTGTGCAGCCTTTCCAAAAATGGCAAAGGTTCCTGCAGCGTCAAGTGCTTGCTGTTCTGATTGTCCAAAGGTGGATGCAGCAGTTTTGGCAAAGGCTTCAACTGATTCTGCTGATTTGCCAAAAATAACGCGGTTTTTGCTGACTGTTTCCTGCAAGTTTGATGCTGCAGTGATGCTGTCTTTAACACCCTTGATCAATAAACCAGAAGCAACACCAGCACCCGCGTAGCCTTTGACAAGCGATTTGAGCGACATTTGAGCGCTTTTGACACCTTTATCGTTGTAGGTGGTTACTACGGGAAGCGTTACTGCAGCCATTTGTTATCTCGCATTCGTTTCACGGTTTACGCGCAAGATTACATCCTGCACTATGCCATGGATGGCAATCTCTAATTCTGGAAGGTGTGCTTCGCCACCAGGCCACATATAACGCGATGGGCCAGTACGACCTTTACGCTCGCCAGCCGTGTGAGGTTTATCTTCGTGCTGTAAGTTTTCGTTGAACTTGTTGCCTGGCTTGCCAAGGTTGCGTGAACCAGCGTTGTCGTAGATCGCGCCTGCAGCATTGTTTTGAACGATGCTAAACATTGAGTAAGCCTTGAGTCCCATGCGGGCTTTGCGCTTTGGGCCACCAAGTTTAAAACGGATGCCTCGAAGGATAAGTTGCCTATCCCAACGAGTTGCAGGCCCTCTACTCTTGATAAGAACACCATTAGTGATTCGTGACTCGCCTGAATTGTTAAAAGGTGTCAAGTCAGAGTCAATGAACTTCAAGTAATCCTTAATGGATTTGACAGTGGGCGCTGCTTCCTTACGGATTTGGCGGTTCATTTCTTTCACATAATCAGGTTCAAGTTTTTTGAGGGTCTTTAAAGTCTGCTCTAATCCTTGAATCTTCATCTGTGATTGAATGTTTGCCATTATTTTTGTCTGTCTTGAAGGGCTTGGCTGAGGGTGCTAATAAGTGTGATCGGCATCTCTTTGAGGTCTTGCCAGGGAATCCCAGAAAGGATTAATCCTGCGATGACTCCGTGGATGCCGTCTCGCCAAAAGGGATGCGCTCAACCCTGTAAGAAACACCTTTCACTTCTGAACGGTATTTCTCAATGTTGCTGATGTGGCCTATTTGTTTCATGGATAAGTAACTAAGTGTCACTAGGTATTCCATGGATAGGTTTTCATCTACTGCTTTAATGATTGAAACGGTGTGCAGTTTCTCAAACTCAATGAGGCTTGCTACCGATAGGGCGATTTCATGTTCGCTCCCATCGACCAGCACGGTGGCGATGTGGAGTTCGAACATCAGACGATTGGTGCAGTGTAAAGGCCGCCAGCAAAGGTAATGCTCCCGACAGTGGCTAAATCGCCCACAGCGCCCATCACGGGTCGATATTCTGACATTAGAGCGCCACTTATGGTGAAGTTTGGATTCGTCGCTCCAGTGGCCAATGAGTCATGTTTGACGGTCACTGTGGTTGGAACACCAACAAGAGCAGTCAAGGTTGCATGAACTTTTGTGGCTGCAAAATCTTGGTTGAACGAAATTGTGCAAGTGTTGTTTTGGATTCCACCCACGAAGGTGTGTCCATTGACAGTGCTTGCTGACATCGCTGTGCTCTCTACGCTGTCCACGGCCTGTACCAATTCCACGTTTGTAACGTAGGTGGTCAGGTCGATTGAGTTCACTGTTACTTGAACGTCTTTAAGTACGAAAATAGCCATGACTATTCTGCCTCTGCTTTCTTGGTTGTTTTGGTTGGTTCGATATGGCCCGCATTAATGAGAGCCTCAATCGATGAACCTTGTAGTTCATCATCGGTGATTGTGTCGCCAGGCGATTTGTCTGCGACAAGTTCTGAAATGACTTTGTAAGTTGCCATGTGTTCCTTATGGGTATGCCACCCACGGAACCGTGACGGTGTACGCGGGTAGTTCTTGATTGCCTACGGTATAGATCGTAGGTGTTGCATCTGTTGCTGATGTTGCATCGATAACGATATCCATCGTGTCCAGAAGCGAAATAAGAGCGTCAAGGTTGCCAGGTGGTGGCATTAAAACATTGACAGGGAAAGAAAGCGACAACTGGTTTGTTGTAGATCGCGTTACTTGTGGCGGATCAATAATGACGGAAAGCGGGCGAGCATTGCGGGAGTCAGAAACAACTACAATGCCAGCGTTTTCGAGCGTTGAAACCAGCCTTAAACGGGCATCATTTGTACGGCCCATTATGCGACCTGTGCTCGGTTACAGCCCCAAAGCCTAAGAATATCACCCATTGCAACAGGGTTGTTTCCTGATGCTAGTGACTCGTAAGACTGGAATGAATCTCCGCCAGATGAACCGCGTGAGCGATACAACTGACCTGCCATCATTACTGTGCCGAGTTTCACGTCAGCACTTGGTGCCGTTGCAAGCACATCGGAAAAGTATCCCGCAGCGCGCCTACGACGGTACGCAAGCGCGTTCGCTGCATCCGTGCATACAGTAACGAACGCTGTGTCATTGGCTGTGGCGGGTGAAACGCCAAGCCATGACAGAACATCGTTGTTTACAATCCATGTGCAGTTTTGCGTGAATGTGATTGTTGCAGTATTTGCAGCAGTGTCACGCGCAACAGCATTGCCAGCGTCAAAATAAATGACTTGATTTTCACGGAAAACATTCCAGTCAAATAGCAAATCACCTTCTGGCCCAACGCCTATGAACTCATAAGCCTCTGTGGATACAACCGTGAAGGTTCCATCCATGCCGTCACCCACGTTGGCGACTGTTATCGACTGCCCCATGCCAATATCACTTGGAAGGAAGGTTTGCAGAACGACAACGTCATCAAGACGCTGACGAAAGGCAATCGATAAAACAGTCACGGCGGTGGTTCCCTACTTCGTCTTTATCAGACGAATGCAGCCTTGATGCTCTTGCTTGGGTCAATGACCTTTGCTGCAAAGTAGCCACGGAAGGCAATCTGGCGAGACAACTGTGAAGGCTGTTCAACGCTGATGGCACCCTTTTGCTGTTCCCAGCATTCAATTCCTGTTGGATCCATGATGACCATGTCGGTTGCGCCAAGGTTGCGATCTACGACAAGTCGAAGTCCGAAAGCCACAGCAGAATCTGATCCTGGGGTCATTGTGCCGTAAGCGTTCATTGGCCCTACCTGTGGGAACAGTGGGCGGTCTGAACCATCCACGAGTTGTCCAAGGTACTGGAAAATGTTTGGAGACACAGCAAGGGCTGATGGCAAGTTGCCATTTGAGCCTGTGAGGATGTCTGCTGCTGCTTGGTACATCCAGCGAACCCATTCAGCAGGGTCTGTGATTGATGCGTTTGCAAAGTTGTTTGTGTTGGTTGTGCCAGTTACAAGTTCTGAACAGGCAAGCAAGTCAGTGCGGTCAGCGTAAACGCGGGCCATGTCATCAAGCAAAGCGCCAAGAACTTCTGGGCTACTCCAGTCCATTGAAGCCTCTGAGAGTTCAACGTATCCACCTTGAATTGTTTTAACGATTTGCACGTCATCTACCACGAAGGCAGAAGCAGTGATGGTTGTGTTTTGCGTTGCTGTTCCGATGCTGTTGTGTGTTGTTACAACTGGGCGAATAAAAATGGCACCTGCCTGAGGCATGGCACGAACGCCTGTTGCATCAATGAGTGGGCGACGGCCTTGAAAGTTGTTATATACAGGGGCGATGATTGGTGTTGGGATAACACCTGGGATGTCGCTTGTCACAACGTCTGGGGCTGCAGCGCGGATGTTTTCATTCATTTGTGCGAAGTCGTGACCACCACGAACGAATGATGCGATGTATTCAGCAGCCGACGGGAGTTTGAACTCGCGTTTTGGTGCTGCATAAATCAGTTGGGTAGGGACAGCAGCCTCAACTGCTTCTGGGGTTTCTTGTGTTGCCACTTCTGGTTCCTCCTCGGAATCTGTTGGGGTGGGGTCTTGGGTTTCTGGGGCTTCGGCTGCAACTGCAACTTTGGCACCCTCGAAGGCACCGTACGGCAAGAGTGATAACTCTGCCCAGGTACCTGCTTTGACGATCATTGTGCTTCCTTCGAAGGAATAATCGGTTGGTTCTACACCAACGGACACTGAATCGTAGAACTGGCCTGGGCCAGCCTGCAAAAGTGTCTCATTAGCAAGATTGGTGTCATATAGC